GGTCTATTTTCTTCTAGTGCTACCACATAGTCACCTATAATAATAACTCCAAGGAGTAATAATACACCACTTGTTATTAATAAAATCACTATATCTTTAAAATTTCTAATCATTATTTTTCTCCTTTTTTACATTTACATCTTTTGCCCGCTATTTTATTAGCTATCCATTCGCAGATATTGTCCAGTGTTCCAAAGAATTTATAACAAAATTTATCTATCATGGTTTTAAAATATATGCCTAACAAAACTAATAAAAAAAACAATAATAACACAAGATACATAGATATATCTACAAGCCACCAATATATTTTAGAAATCATTTTTTGGCTATTGTGTCTTTATTTATGCCTTTTTTAATGATGTAATCTTGAGTGCCGTTAGCACCTGTTTCTACTTCTTTTTTTAAAGACTTAAAAAGACTCATTTCTTTTAGTTTTCTTTGAGTTTTTTTTAAAAAACTTTCTATTACTCTATTATCTCTCATTAACACTTCCATCTTCTTCTAGCTTGTCTTATTCTAGAGTTAGGATCGTTTCTTGTTTTAGCTGAAGATCTTTTAAGTTGACCTAGTGATCTTGCACAATATGACTTACGTCTATTTGCAGCTTTAGATCCTGCTTTAACTTTACCTGTTACTGCAGTTTTTAATTTACTTCCCGGATTAGCTTTTCTATATGCTTTAACACCTTTGGAAGTCATTCCTGCACCAGATTTTGTAGATCTATAATTGGCTCCAGGTCCTTTGGTAGTTTTTCTAATTGAACCACCTCTTTTTAATTCCAGAATATCTGAGTAATATTCTAAATCCATTTTACGTAAAAGTAATAGAAACGTTTGGACAGTTAGTTACTGTAACGTGGATACCATCTTCAAAAACAATACCATTTCCTGGAACATAAACAGCTAAACCTTCTACACCAAATCCATAAGTAGCTATTACATCTCCAGTACCTCCACCACTTCTAAAAACTAATAGTGCTGATGCAATACCTTCTCCTTGAATAGAAGTTAGTCTAGCTCTACCACCTGTTGCAACCAATTGTGCTGTAGCAGTTGCATGAGCATTACCTTGATCTGATGAAAAACTTGAACCACCCATTATCCATTACTCCCTGTTAAATTAGGACCAGAATATTTATCTGTTAATAATGTGTAAGCTGTAACATTTGTTTTTGTTTTACAAAAAATTCCTTTTGGAAATAAAATACCATCGTCTGGAAAAGAAAAATTAACTATATCTCCACTAGTTACATCTGCAATAAATAAAGTATCCCCTGAGTTTGAAGTAGTTGTTAATTCTAACAAACCTGCTCCAACACTATCTGAGGCAACAATAATTCCTTTAAGTCTTACAGGTTGTGCAATTACGGCAGTTCCTGTGTTTCCTGCTGTCGATCTTGTGGCTTGTATATCGCCTTTAAACATAAATTCTCCTAATTAGTGGCTCCCGAAGGAGCCACTAGTTTATTATTACGTGTCGCTAAATGGTGTAACAATAGTTCCTGATCCTAAAATCAAAGTATTGTGTACCAAGTATTGAGCAGTTTCTAAAGCAGTAACTGTAATTACTGAACCTACAATTCCACCAGTTGTTGTTCCATTCATAGAAAGAACATCATTAGATGCAGCAGGGAAGAAAGCTTTTTTAGCTCCATCATCCACTGCGATCATAGCAGCCCCTGTGAACTTGTCAGTTCCGTCAGTTACGATTTGAATATCAGTTGCAGTTAAGTCTACATAAAAAGTAAAAGTTGCACCAATGTTATTTTGATTGTTGTAGTCTGTCTCACCTGCAGTTGCTGCATTAGCATTTGCATTGATTGATGGTAAAGTAAAAATACCATCAGCATCTTGAGTTAAAAGGATTCTTCCTGCATGAGCGTTTACAGTTAACGATGTGTTACCTGTTAATGCTACAGTTGATCCTGGTCCAGTACCTATAAAGCCATTTTTAGAAATGACCGGTCCTGAAAAGGTAGTGTTTGCCATAATAGTTTTCTCCTGTATAGCGGTTAAATTTTGTAGTCTCTATACCGTCTGACTAGTCAGTCTACAAAATTATATTATCTAGTGTTTATATTATACATAAAAAAAGAGGCAGAGTAAACTCCGCCCCTTTTAAATAATACTTTTAAGTATTTAAGCTATTAAGTTGGTAAGTTTCCGTTACCAAATACTGCTCTTGGGTCAGACCAACCGAAAGAATATCTTTCTCTCGCTTTAAATCTAACATTACCAGTATCAAAGTCGCCTTCCATAGCAGTTTTAATTGGACTTCTAATGAAGTGTTTAAAACCGTTTGGAGTATCAGTCATAATGAAAAATGCGTCCGTGTCAGCTAAGAAGTTATTCACTCTGTAACCTTCAGGAATCATTCCCATGTTAACGATTGCGTTGATATCATTATCAGCAGTACCGACTCTTTGAGGTGATTTCATTAATCTCTCAGCAGTAAATTGTAATTCTTTTGGAATTATCATTTTTCTACCTGAAAGAGCAATTTTTAAACCTCTTTCGTCAACAAAACCTGCAATGTCAATCAAAGATTGCTCAAGTGAAGTTTCGTTTAAGTCAGCAGCTACAGCTAATACGTTCGAGAACGTACCACCAGTTGCAAGTGGGTGAGCGTTGTTTATTAATGAAACACCATCTCCTCCGTTGAAACCAGCAGCTTGCTGTGCGTTGTTTAACACAGAAGCAGCTTTTACTTGCTTAGTGTTAGACATAGATCTTGCAAGTGCTCTAGTATATCTAGCTGCAAGTCTATCGTACAGGTTATCTTCGATTGCTTCCTCAGTAATAGAGAATGCTAAAGCGATAGTCTCGTGAGAGTATCTAGCAGTGAAAGTTTCACCCGCTTGATCAAACACTACTCCTGCACCTTCTTGTTTAACTGGTGCTGAAGCGAAACCGCTTAACATTACTTCTTCTTCGAAAGCTCTGTCAGATGTTTCAGATGGGAAAATCTCCGCATGTTGATTTTCATATCTATTGTATTCAAGTCCGAATAATGCATTCAAACCTGGTTCTAGTTCTTTAACTAGTTGTGCTCGTGATATTGCCATGATCTATACTCCTGTTCCACTTCTAAAGAAGTGATTGTTGATTCTAACAAGAATATTCGCATTAGCTTCACTTGTGTCACTGTTGTCTGGATCTTGACAAATATCTATTGCTTGTACAACAAAAGTATTTGCAGTTCCTACAACAGAAACGTCAAGTTGTGCTTTCGAAATACCTGTTTGTGTAACTCCAGTAGTATTAGTTATACCGTAATTACTAAAAAGGTTTGCTCTTGCAAAAACAGCATCAGCATCCGCTAAGAATACTGCGTCTGGATCATCTACGATGTATGCAGTTAAATTACCTTCAGTAGGTGTAACTCCACCAGGGTAATAGTTCTTATACGTTGGCTTTTGCGTTGTTGGGTCGTTATAGAAACAACCATTAAAGACACCCACAACAACATTTGAAGCTCCACCCGATGGATCGTACTTTTCAATATTACCAGTAGAAGTTGGTATAACCAAATCTCCTTGATAAATTGCTGTAGCATATCCGGGCTTAACTGTATATCTGTTTTGGGCTCCAACTAATGGTGTTCCGTCTAGTTTTCTGTAAGGTCTAAGACCGAACTTTTCTACTACGTTACTCATATGTTTTCTCCTATTTAAACATTTATGTTACAATTAAGAGTCCCCGATTGTGGTATATAGTTATTACTAAAAAACTAATTTTAGCTTTTACGTCTACCGCCAAAGGTTACTCTACTCTGCCTATCAATATTGATTGGCATTTCGGGTCTTTGTTCCTTCATTAGATCATTATCTACCGCAGTGATTTGGTCTTGAGTAATTCTTGTGAAGTACTCGGCACGCGATTTTAATATCTCTTCAGGTATCCTTGCCAAAACAAGGCCACCAATTCCGATGCATCCTTTATACTGCCCCTGATGTAAAATTGGAAATTTGTGAGCTTGCCCAGAACTTTCTAGTTCATCGGCTCTTACGAAATCCCAACCTTCTCTAAGTTTTTTGGTTACATTAGCTGTATCCTCAAACCCAGTAACACTCGTTCTTATCCAACGATGTGCATATCCCTGTGGTGCAGGTGGCGCATCTAAACTCGATGGTGGAGCCCAAGATTTAGGTTGTGTATTTTCTTTCCTAGTCTCTGACTCGCGTGAGGTTCTTTTTATATTATCCATTTGCATTCTCCTTCACGTATTTTGCGTATTCCTCTAGTGGCACCCCTAGTTTTTTAGCGATAACTATTTGTGACTTGGTGAGTTTCACTGTTCGGCGTCCGGTTTGGTTTCTTTGTGCAGAAGCAACAGTCTGGACGGGTTTCTTTTGCTCCTGTGGTTGACTAAATTTATGAGGAAAATTATCCTTCATAACTTTATCAATTTCATTATAATACTCATCGCTCTCTGCGTCAAACCCCTGCTCTACAAGATCTTGGTGAGTCTGAAAGGCTGCACTAGTCATGATTCTATCTGTTCCGAACCATTCATTTTTCTCTGCCCAACCTTTAGCTCTACCAGATGGTGGTGCGTAAGTAGGGTTTTGAGGTTCTTGCATTACTGGGTTTTCTCTTTTTTCAGTAGCGACTTTAGTAGCTTTTTCTTCTTTAGCTTCTTCTTCTGCAGCTGACATTTTAGCTTTTTCTGCTTCAACTGCTAATCTTGCCATTGTAGAATTAGCATCTGCTATTTTATCTGAATCTTGTTCAGCAATTGCATCTTTTAATGCTGATCTTGCTTTTTCTTGTTCTGCGACTACTCTAGCTGAGTATTGTTCAATATAACTTTTACTTGTTTTAGAAAACCTAGTGTTAGTATCGTCTAACTTTCCTTGAACACTTTTTGCGTAATCCAAAGCGGCTTTTTCTCTTCGTTCAGCTTCTCTGATTTTAAAAGTTAATTTGTCAATTCTTCTTTTTACTTTTTCTGAAACGTCAGTAAGATCATCGACAGCGACTTTAGTTTTCTCTGGTTTTGATTCAACTTCAATACCTTCAATTCCAGCAGGTTTAGGTTCTGTATAACCTAAATCAACTTCTTGTTTTGGTAGTTCTGTTTCAACTGGTTCCGCCAGTTCTTCGACATTTATTGATTGGTCTTGAACACCATCAGTATCTAATTCAACTTCTGGCGACTTTTTTATTTCTTCGTTTTGTTCCATTTGTAGCTCCTGTTAATTGCGTATGTATTAGTATGCGTGCAAGATATCCTCCGGATTATTAATCTTTCCTATAATCTCATCATCGTTTAGAATACGAACTTCTCCGCCTTCTATTTTAAATCTAGATCCTGCGTATCGACCAAAAATTACCCAATCTCCTTTAGAACACCATGCTCCATTTGGAAATTTTTCTTTGTCTTTGTAGGCTAGATCCCCCACCTTCAATACATATGCACATACGGTAGTCATTTGTATTGTCTCTTGAGTTTTGTCTGAAAGATATATACCTCCTTTGGTTTTTTGAGGACCAGCGTAAGGTAAAACTAAAAGTCTATATCCTGTAGGTGTTGGAAGTTTTTCTAAAAGATCTACGTTCTTTTCAACTTCGTTAACATCTAGGATTGTATCTTTTGTTTTTATTTCGTCTTTTGATTTATAAGCATTGAGTAATGCTTCTGTATTTTTAGGTACTTCCTTTGAAGTCTCTAAGTTCTTTTTCATTTAATTGCTCCTGTTTTTTCTGCAGGTCTTTAAGATCCTGAAGCAAAGACTCTAGGCCTTTGATTTGACCTCTAATATAATGTAATTGTTCCATTTTGTCAACGGAGTACACTAAGGTATCTTTTAAACCCTCTAATCTTTTATTAATTAATCTTTCTACTGAAAATTCTGAATCCATTAATTGTTTTTTTCTAATAATACTTTGTTTGTTCCTTGTTCAATTGTTTTAAATCCCCAACATTTAAGAATATCTTGAATTAAAGTGAGATTATATTTTGGATAATCATCAAATATAAATCTTGTAACTGGGGCTGATCTTTGTGCAAACCAAACAGCTTCAGCAATTACATCTTTTGTCATGTGTGGCCCATCAAAATGCACTAATGAAAATTTAGAATTTATATGTTCTGATATAGTCATAAAATCAACATCAGTCATATTAGCTAAAGTAAATTTACCCTCATTTCTATAGGCATAAAAATCATTCAACATTGTATCTCTCATCTGATCTGTGTAGTCACATGTATATTCTGAAGATTCATCGTAATGTTGGTATTTTAAATTACCGTAAGGATCAACACCCACATGGATATAATTATTAATGACATTATCAATAATAATCTTAGACCCAAGTCCTTCACGAATTCCGATCTCACATGATTTAAAACCTTGGCAATCAAATTCTTTAGTCCATTTAGTAAGTAATTCATACTCTGTACTATCTCCTTTAATCATAAAATAGTTATATATTAATTATAAGGTTTGTAAATTTATTTCCACATTATTTTCTCTTTATCAGATCTGTTGCTTTAAGTCCATAGACACTTGCTATGACACCCACGAAAATTGTTTGATACCAAAATGGAAGCTGTGAAAAATACTCAAAGAATAATTGCATTTTTTCCATATGAGTTGGATCATCTGACCATACTGCAAATCCTAACATTACGATTGGGAGTGCCAATAAAAGCAAAATAAATTCGTCTTTCCAATCTGAATCTCTACTTTCTAATAACTTACCTTGATACTCTGCTTGACCATCTGCCATTTTTTGAGCATGATTCATCTGTGCATCTGCCATAAGCATCTTAGTTTTTTGCTTATTTTTGTAGATATGACTTCCCGCTTGGACAGCTAGTTTAATTGCTGAGAACCACATTAAAAGACTCCTTTAAAACCTGTGCCTCTAATAGCAGATCTACTACCTCTTACTCTTATTTCACCACCGTTAACCATTCCAGCACTTTTACAAGGTGGTTGTGTTCCGTCAGCACATAAAACAGTATTGTCTCCTTGACCGTCATTCATACTATTATTTAAATTATTTTTTGAATAAGAATCTGCTATTTGGTTAGCAGTTTGTGTTTTGCTTCTAGTAATTCCTGAAAATTTGTCTGCTATACCTTTAACAGCTCCAATAGCTATACCTGGTACATCTAAAACTCTTCCAACAACAAAATTAGCTGCATTACCTATAGCACCTCCAAAACCTGAACCTTTATTTACGTCAGCAATGTTTTGATTCATTACATTTCTGCCATAAGTAGAAGTCCCCGAAACAGCACTTCTGTCTACACCACTTGTATCTCCATAACCACGATCAGCTCTTTCTTGAGCTCTTCCTGGATCACCCATGTCAGCACCACCACCTCTAAATTTTCTAACTCTTAACCCACCTTTAGTCATTCCTTTTGAAAACTTAACAGGAGGTACTTGAGAATTAGGTCCTCTTAAAGGAGGAATAGTTCTGGTTAATCTTTTATTAGTTCTTATAGCCATTATTTTTTTAATTTATTCATTGCTGTTAAAGTTTTTTCAGCCATTTTTATATCAGATTGAGTTACTCTATCTTCACCTTTATTTTTTTGTGCATATTTTATAACTCTTGCTCTAAAATCTGCTTTATTTTGAGCAGCTCCTGCATCCATTCCGCCACCTCTGTTCATCTTAACCATTTTACCATTTTTAGCGGCAGTGTATATTAATTTTCCAGTTTTAGAATCATACAAAGAATGTGGATTCTGTTTATCTGTTATTTTTTTTTGTTTTTTATCTTTTGGATTATAAGGTCTTACAGCTTTACCTTCGCTAGCTCTAACCATTTTACCAGGCATTAAAGACTCATCTTGTAATCCCATTCCAGATGTTCTAGCAGCACCATAACCTCTTGATGCTCCACCACCCATGTAACCTTTGATATTCATTTGGTTCATTTCGCCACCGGCAGATTTTTTATCTACTTTAGTTTCGCTTTTACCTTTAAATTTATTTTTAGCATATGAATATCCTATTCCAATACCCGATCCAACATTTACTGCAAGATTTATTGCTCTACCCACAGGTGTTCTACCCAAAACTTTTTTACCTATATTTAAAAGTTTTGAACTTTTATTTACACTTGTAGTTAATGCTGTAGGATATTTTTTACCGTCACTTGTACCTGCTCTTAGTTTTAACGATCTTTCCATAAACTTACTGTTAACTAAAGGTTTTCCTACAGTTAAAGCACTACTAGGTAGTTTACTGGGATTTCCTGCTCTTAATTTTAATGATCTTTCCTTAAACTTACTTGTTGTTGGAAAAACTCCAATACTTTTATAAAGTTTGTCTAATCCTAATTTCTTACCCATTTTTAGCTCCTTTGTTTTTTAT